ATGTACCATTCCTTTTTGCTTGCAATGTGTGAGCCACCCCACTCATAGCAATCATCTTAACTGTGATAGCTTCGCAATCTCCTGATATTGTAACTGATATATTATTTGCCATGTTTTAAATAAAAAAAATTCATCCCCATATTTCAGGGGATGAATAAAGTTAATTGTTATGCTGCTCCGTACTTAGAGTAAAGAGTAGCTGTTGCATTGTCAATGTTAGCGCCAAATGCGTTATCAAAGTTAGTATGTGTAGTACCATCCTTGATAGCAATGTTTACAACATTTTCTCCTGTGAATAACCATGGATTAGCATGTCCTTTTCTACCTTGATCAAAAGTAAGAGAGATCATATCGTAGTCATTAGATGCTACTGAATATAATGTTGGACTTTGTGGTAAGTAGATTCTGTTTTGGTATCCAAACAAAGCTTGTGTTTGTTTTTCCATACCTCTAACTATTCTACCATCACCAAGACCTACTACATGCTTAGTGTCAGTTACTGTAGTTACTGTAGGTGCTGTAGTAATATTAGTAAAATCATACTTAGCCTCAAAGCTAACAAACTCGTTGTCACAAGTAAATACTAATACATCAGTACCAGCAGTATAACTAGCTGTGAATGGGAAGCCATCCTTAGCATTAAACTCAACTACCATAGCAGCTAATTCAGTATCTAATGTTGCTGAAGTAGCTGTACGCTCATATTGTAATACTTGTCCCACATATGATACATTCTTTGAATCGTTTGGATTAACAAAGTTTTCATAGTGAAAGTCAATAGATGTAATTACAAACTTAACTGAATAAGTCTCGCCTACTGCAATTGAAGCACCACTTAAATCAATTGATGATGTAGCTGCTGCTGCAGATGATTTTGGAGTACAGTCAATTCTCAATACATCTTCTTTTTGGATGATTGGTGAACACCAAGGGTTACCAACATCACGACCTTGTACAATTTGAAAACGTCTAGGTACAATAACAGTACTTTGTTGTACAGTTACTGCTCCAGCAGAAGTAGTATCTGCAATAGTAGTATCTGATGCAAAGTCTGTTTGCAAGAATGCTTCGTTTGCACTTAAATAAGCTCCTGTATCTACGTTAAAAATTCCTACCTCTCCTGATGCGATTGCATCAAAATCAGATCCGTCTGCTGATAAGTCAGCCTCTGTTACAAATGTAGCTCTATAAATTCCGCTCATTTTTCTAAAATTTGTGTGATATAAATATCACGTTAATAAATAATTATTCGCTCTGCATTTTTTCTGTTACAGAGATACTATATCTTGGATCTGAAATATTACCTAAGATCGTTGATACAGTCATATCTACAATTTCCTGATGAGTGTGGTCTGGAAGATCACAGTTTACAGGAACTGTAGAAGTATTATCAACCTTTGCAGGTTGCCTTAAATATAATAATTTTACTTCCTCTATGAGAAATGTATCATCAGTATATATTTCTATATTATCTCCTTGTATCGTTGATAAAGGAGCTGTATGCTTTGTTTTGTTAAATGGGTCTGTTAACAGTTTAAAAATATCATCATGTTGTATAAACTTGTTAGGATGAATCTCTCTAGTAAAAACGCTTGTAGGAATTCTATGTGTTCCTGCATTACTAGCTGTAAAATCATATACAGATGTTACACCATTTACAGTTAATTGAACTTGACTTTGTCCATCAACAAATCCTGGAAACCCATCAAGTGTTATTAACAGATTATTACCAACACCTCCAATACTAAATCCTGGAGTAACATTCTGTGGAAGAATATGCATAATAAAGTCACTAAGATTTTCATCATTAACAGCACCAGTATATAAACTAATACTAGAGTTAACAGCCGGGTCAGAAAAAAACAATAAAGAATCATATAGGTTAATACCATCACCTGCAATAGTATTAAAAGCAGATTCTGGTATTGTTGCACTAAACACTGTTGCACCAGCATCACTAAACCCAAAATTAATAGGTTTACAATTATTTATATTTACTTTAGAACTCTGTCTAATTAGATATAAATAATCATTTGGTAATTCTGCTACATCTACAAATATTTTACCATTAAGTAAATTTTCTTTGAAAGTTACAGTCAGGTTTGCTTCTGTTAAAAGAGTTCTAAGATCATCAATTCTTTTTTGACTTTGCTCAAAACCTTGACGATACTTATTACCCATAGGATTAAACCTTTGGTTTATAAATCTCATGATATTTTTATTAAGCTCTAGATCTATCTCCTCGCTTAATAATACATCGGCTTGGATCTTGTCCACTCCCTGGTTCACCGCTATATGCATTTCATTTATGTTCATTAACTTTTAGCTTCTTTTAATTTTGCTCTAAGTTCCATCAGTTTTCCTGAGTTCTTTTTATCATTCAACTGTATAACAGCGTCCTTCATTGTATCTCCTAAGATCTCATCAATATAAATTATTTGATTACCAATCTTACGCAATATCTCCAGACTAACCATTTCTTCTATCTGAGCTTTTAATTCTAAATCTTTGTCAGTTGCAAATTTTAAGAATTTAGCAGGCTCAGCGTTCTTTAATTCATAAAGCAAGTTCTCTAATTCTTCTTTTGTTAGAGTGTCAGGATTTGTAGTATTTGACATAAGTTTTACAATATGTTTCATTTTATCTACGCTTCCTGAAGCTTTAATAAATTCTTTGTCGGCATCTTTTAAAACTTGAATTTTATTATTCTTAGTTCTAACTTCTTGCCCTGGGTCAAGGATGTAAAATCTTTTACCAAACTGAGAATCCATT